ACCCGCTTGAGCCTCATGCATCATTCGATGAATAGTATCTAAACCTACATAACGAACTACATCAGCAGGAATCATAAATTCTCCTTCTGAAATCATTGCTGGAACGTCATCAGCAACTTCGTTTGGTAAGGAGCCTACTGGTGGATTATTCTTAGCCATGTTAAGTCCTTTCGACCCTGGATTGAACTTCTACTCTTATTTGTTTCATCTTTCGGAGAACCTGCAATTTTCCTTGGGCTTTATACATCTGACCCTCAGACTCACTTTGTTCAAACTCCCTGATCACATCAAGAATTTTATCATCGAGATACTCATTAAACGCTTCACTGAAGTCGAGTTGGTTGACCACCGGCAGGAGGCGCTTGGCGAGGTTGTGGTGCATTAGGTACTCCTTGTTGTGGCTGTGCCCCTGAGAAACTCTTCTCTCCAGGGACTGGAACAGCGCCGATACCAATGTTAGATCCGCCGCCGCCTTGTTGATCCATAGGGTTAGCTCCCGGTGGAGGGCCTTGATCTTCAGCCATCTGCTGTTGCATCTGTTGCATTAATAGTGCTTGACGCATTGCTTCTTCAGGATTGTTTGTGATCTTATCTACATCAAGATCCATAGTGGATGCAATTTCACGCATGATGTAAGGGAACTTAGCAAATGGTGCTAAGACAGGATTACTTGCGACCTGAAGGAATGTAAGAAGACGCTGAGATCGAACTTCGCTCTTCATAAAGCTCTCAGTACCCCTAGCCTTAACTTCAAGATCACCCTCGGTGTCTTCATCATAGTCAAACTGCATGTTAAACGCATATAGAGACTCACCTAGTGGCCTTAGAAGGTAATCATCAAAGTTCTTTACCACTGTACGAATAGACCCTGCTGCTGCCCCCATAAGCATAGAAATACCGGAGGCTGTACGACCAGTTCCTTGCACACCAGTTTGACCATACGAATAAGAGGGCAATCCAGTTGACTCATCAGCCAATACCCTGGCCTTGTCAAACAACTGCATGTTCTCATTACTTACGTTAGGAAATTTAGTCCCAAAGATTGCCTGACCCGGAGCACCACCCTGACGCCTAAAGATTTTACCAGGATAAACAGTTAGATCCTGTCCAGGAACTAGGTTTGATTCGTCTACTTCGATAAGTAAGTTTCCTGACAATACAGCGTTATCTACCGCCATACGCATGAAACCATTCATCAAGGTTTGTGTGTCATCCATGTTTTCAGCAAGACCAACCCCAAAGAAGCTATACGGGTTGATTTCATACGGGCAAGCGAAATACGGAATACGCTTAGGAGTGAAGGGGTTAATAACAAGCCTTAATACTTCATTGTTGCAGACCCAACAATTAATCTGTAATTCATCGGCATCCTTTAGATTATTCGGGATATCCATACCTGCTTCTTTAGCGGTTTCTTTATCAATGGTACCCCAGAACTCTAGAACCTCAAAACGCTCTATATCAGTACCACTGGCGTTTGATGAATCTCCTTCATCTAGGTCGTCTTCCCACCACTCACGAGTATAACTTTCGCCAAAGTCAATAGCATTTTCGATTGAATTATCACGGAAAAATGGACGTTTCTTTAGCTCCCTCATTTGTGAACGAGACATACGATGACGTTCTACGATATACGTAACATCATCCATGCTATTTGCGTCGGGATCAGGATAATAGTTCCAGATGGAGACATGCTCTACTTTGGGAGTTGTCTTAATAATAGGATCGTACTTACCACCCTTAGCCCAATGGGGGTATTCCTTATCAACAGCAAATGGGCCTTTCATAATACCTGTACCGAGAAGGACGCATTCAAATGCAGAGAACCTAAGATGTTTAGTTGCTGCTGATTCTTCTAGCTGATCCCGGATCTTCTTTTCCATCTTCTTAGCTGCAACCATAGCAGGATGGAAGGTAATAGCAGTTTGAGTAAGACCGGGTCCTTCTTGTAAATTCTCAAGGTTCTTTAGATCTTTTTCAAGAGGACCTAAAAGGTTGAGAAGAGAGTCCGTCGTAGCACCAGGGGTGATGTCTTTGCCGTCACCTGCATACCCATAAGGGTCACGCATGTCCTGATCTTCGTCAATATCTTTTGGTTCTTTAGGGTCAACATGAGCGGTGTCTAGTACCCCTTCTGGGAGCGTAGTAGGCTCAATACCAATAGGGAACGTATTCTGGCTGAATAGAACATCGCATAGCTGCCCATACGCAGCAAGAACTTTCGTTTTAGTTACTTTAATAAATACTCTAGACTTTTCGGACTCGGTAAACTGAACTTCAGGACTGTACAACCCACGGTAATTACGGTAGGATTGAAGCCAACGACTTTCATCATTGTACCTTGAACTTTTAGCCCTATTGTAACGTCGCTGAATAAAATCAACGACATCATAGTTCACCTCGTCCTTTTTATCTGTCAGTGCAGATGTAAGTCCGTCCTCTGTTTCTTCGTATGGCATTAATATCCAAACCTAGCGTCTGAAGGCTTGTACCTCTGTTTAGGAATGTTTTCCCAAGCACTAAGCCTATTTAAAGGGCGAGACATAATCATATATCTAAGAGCATCGTAGAGATGATCCTCAGATCTTGTGTCTACGTCTTCAGCGTTCCTTTTGTCTAGGGGTAACGCCGGTAGCTGACTTACTATATTTCGACAGCTACTAAAGAAGTATATCGAAGGTTCTTCTGTTTCTTCGTCTACAGAAAGTCTCTTATGTAACTCAATCTTTCCTGCTACTCGACTTCCCGGAGATCTGTCAGAAGGTCTAAACCTACATCCTTCTCTATTCATTGCTTCTGCTATGGAAGGACCTCTATCGCCTCTCCTAGCCCAACAAGAGGAGTCTAGCACTGCATCATATATAGTACCATCGCCAGCTTCTGTATCAAGGATAGCCCAAGCCAGCTTATCTGCTGTTAGCTTATTTACGTAAAGCTCTCTATAAATCCAAATGTTATTGTCATAATCGATAGCACCCCAAAGAACACCAGAATGTGAAGAGTACCCAAAATCACAGGCTCTAATCTTTGTCCATCCTGACGGTATCTCAAAAGGTTCGACAACATGCACGTCTTTATTAAATTCAGGAAACGCACCGTCTTCAACAACATCCCAATTACCGTAAAGAAATTGCTGCCTCTTAGCTTCAGGTAACGAGGCAAGCATTGCTACATAACTATGATCTTGCGTTAGGTACGGATTATCCCAAACAGAAGCAGCAATAAATTTACGACTGATCTCTGAGGTGTGCTCTTTACCTCCAACGCTAAAACTAACTTGTTCAACAAACCTTTTACTAGGTGGAGCAGGATCGATAAACATCTTCTTTACCCAGCCTGAACCAATGTTTCCTGGGTTTCCTGTTGCTCTCATATGCAACGGTATTTCTGTATCAGTAGTACGGAGAGAAGACCTTAGAAAATGCCAAATGTCTGCACTGCCGTATTGTGGTAACTCGTCAACTCCGATCCAAGTATAAGACTGTCCTTGATATCTTAACGCATCTTGAATATTCTCACAGTAACCAAATTCGATACGAGCGCCTGTTTCAAAATGCCATACGTTTTCTTGTGATTTGAATCGTCCTTTAATTGCTAATCGACTATAGATTTGTTGTGTTTGAAATATAACATCTCGTAATTCAGGCATTGATCTTCGTAGAAGCAGAGCCCTATGAGCAGGTTTATGTATATTTCTTAGAGGAGCAATTAGTAGTGAGAAGGTCTTACCCCCACCTCTTGCACCACCATAAAATACTTCACGCTCGTTAGACTCTAGAAACTCTGTCTGTGGACCAGGATTAGGCCTAAAAGCAACCTCGTATTTCTGCTCTATATCCTCAATCGGAATATCGTAATTTACGGTTTGTATATTATCGGACTTATTTGAAGCGCGTTCTAGTCTACGCTTGGCTTGTCCTGCTTTAATACGTGTCTGTTTCTCAGTGTTTTTAAGTCTTTTAATCTTCTTTTGTTCTTTGGACAACTTAACTTCTTTAACGGCTCTACGATCGTCAAGCTCCTGTTTGCTCCAGGATAACTTATGGAGTCGGGTAGCAGATAATTTCCTACTCGTCTCATTTTCTAGCCATGCAGCTACTTTTCTAACAGATTGCTGACCTTCTCGTATAAAGACAATAGCCTCTTCGAGTTTGGTTAGCGTAGTTGCATGTGGGTAGTAAAACGATTTTGACTGTTTGTCAATCGCCTTATCGTACCCATATGGTATATAACCTACCGCTGGTATCGTTTCTGTTTTATTCCTCTTCAGCATCCTCATCTTTATCTTCTTTCAGGGGCGGGAGTAAAACTACGGCTGATGCTACACCTTTATGTTCAACCTTTTCGGTGCGGACTAATCCAACACGGTCTAAGATCTCTTTAGCTGAAGCTAGTTTCTCTCGGTTGCCTAATGCACTGGGATCATCAAGAATTCCCGTCATAGATAGTACAGCTTTAGGAGCGTTAGCCGCTAATGCCATTTCTGCACGTTCTATGATATCGTCTTTTAGCCTACGCATGATACGAGCCGGATACTCATTCTTTGAGTACCCAGCGATATTCATAGCAGTCCTATAGTCTCCATTCGATTCTTTATTGAATAGAGCGTCTAGGAATGTATTTTCTTTTTCGGTTAGCGAAACTTTCATTGTTAACCCTTAACTTTGTACATGCCGCCACGAGCAGTGAAGCTACCCTGACGAAAACCATACTTTTGAACCGGTGCAGCCTTCTTTTTAGAAGAGGCTTTCTTTTTAGTGGTTCCACCTTTACGGAGGTTAGTATCCTCGATGTCCATGCCTTCATCAGTAGAATCAACTGTAATTCTACCGAATGGAGTATCATATACCCGTTTGCCTTGAGACCAATCGTCAGGACCGCTGGCTTTCCGCCAAGACTTAGTATTTTGTGGGCTAGAGGGGTCTGCATCTTCAGAGACGGTGTCAGTAAATTTCTTTGTTTTAGCTTTAGCAGCGTCTGCCACTCTCTTTGACGCAGCTACTGCCCGGGCATTAGAAGCCTTCCGTTCAGCAGCTTGGCTTATCTGTCTCTTAAGAGCGCCTTCAATGTTCCCTTCAACTGGCCC